AAGATAGTAAAGCAAAAGGTAGGTGGGAAACCAATCATGGTGGTGAATACTTTGCAGCGGGTGTAGGCGGTTCGATCACAGGACGAGGGGCCGATTTGCTTATTATCGATGATCCACATACTGAACAAGATTCAATGTCTGATTCAGCAATGGAACGTGCATACGAATGGTACAGTTCAGGACCCAGACAACGTTTACAACCTGGAGGAAGAATTTTAGTTGTAATGACTCGTTGGGCCACCGATGATTTAACAGGAAGACTCATCAAAGCACAATCAGAACCAAAAGCAGATCAATGGGATATTATAGAATTTCCTGCCATACTTCCAAATGATATTCCTGTATGGCCTGAGTATTGGAGTAAAGAAGATTTAGATTCTGTAAAAGCTTCAATCTCAACAAAAAATTGGAACGCACAGTATATGCAGGACCCAACTTCAGAAGAGGGTGCAATTATAAAACGTGAATGGTGGCAAGATTATAATAAGGAACAACTTCCAAAACTGCTCCACGTTATACAATCTTATGATACTGCATTTTCTAAAAAAGAAACTGCTGATTATTCTGCTATTACAACCTGGGGAATATTTGAACCTATTGAAGGGTACGAAAAATGTATTATTTTATTAGATGCTATGAAGGGTAGGTATGACTTTCCAGATCTTAAGAATGTAGCATTAGAGCAATATCATTATTGGGAACCTGAGACTGTTATCGTTGAAGCTAAAGCTTCAGGACAACCACTTATACACGAACTAAGACGTGCCGGTATACCTGTAATTGATTATGTACCTGCTAGAGGAAGAGATAAACATACACGTATAAATAGCTGTGCTCCTATATTTGAGTCTGGTATGGTGTATGCGCCATTAGATGAACATTTTGCCCAGGAAGTAATTGAGGAATGTGCAGCATTCCCTAATGGACAATACGATGACTATGTTGATTCTATGACCCAAGCTGTGTTAAGATATCGACAAGGTGGTTTTATTTCAACGTACTCGGACGATTGGGATGACCCACCAATGAAAATTGAAAAAGAGTATAAATATTATTAGGAGAATTTATGCCAAAATTAGAGATTGGAAAATATCAAAACCCCAGAGGAGATAGAACAAAAAAATCTATTGATGAATATGTTAGAGGAATGGGAAAAAAAAGAACTTTTCAATATAAAAAAAATGATAGAGGAAAAATAATTAAAATTCCAATGCTTACAGGTGGCCAAGCGAAATTAGATAAAAATAAAAACAATAGAATTGATGCAGAGGATTTTAAAATGCTTAGAGCTGGTAAGAAAAAAGGTGGTATGTTTAAAGGTTACTCTAAACCTTTTCAAACTGCAGCTGGTCCTGGATCAAAAGGAACTAGCACAATCGTTGCTGTAAAACCAGGTGCTAAAATAAAAGGTCAAAGAAAAAAATTTAAATCAATGGATGAGATGAGAAAAGCAAAAGGTTTTAAACCTGGAGAGTCTGCTGCAGATTTTAATAAAAGAATGGATTTAAAAAAGGGTGCTTTGAGAGCAGCTAAAGCAACTAGAATAGGAAAAATAGTTTTACCAATCGCAGTATCAGGAGTTGGTGCTATTCAATATTTAAAATCTAAAATGAAAAAGAAAGACAAAAAAATGGGTGGTGGCATGATGAAAAAATATAACAAAGGTGGTGGTGCTGACACTGGCAAAGTTGGAGAAATGAAAAGTAAACTTAGTGTTTTAAGTAATAAGCTTAGAAGACAAGGCAAGAGACTTACAAAAAGAGATGGGGAAAAAGCTGGTGACATAGCAGGTTCTATCGTTACATACAATTTTCCAAAAAAAAATCTAAAATATAATAGAGGTGGAATGTATTTAACTGATGAAAAAATTAAAAAAGTTTTTCCTCAAACAGATGCTAAAAGAAGAGCTAACATTTCACAATTAGTTGGAGGAGATAAAGTATCTCCTATGAAAAAAGAAAGATTCACTGCAGGTCAAAGGGCTAGAAGAAGAGATATGTTAAAAAATATTGGAAAAAAAATAGCCAAAACAACTCCTATGGGTTTAGGTATAAAAGCAGGAGAAGTAGCAAAAAAAATTAAAGAAAAAATGTCTAAAAAAATGGGTGGCGGTATGATGAAGAAACCTATGGGTTATGCGATAGGTGGTCCAACATATAGTAAAGAGTTATATAAAAAATTAAGACAAGAGTCTGTTGGTGTTGGTAAACCTACATCGAAAAATACTCCTGTATCAAAACGATCAGCCGTGGCTCCAAGTAAAAAAAAAGAAATAAAAACACTAAAACAAAAACTAAATAGTGCAAGTATTGAAGCATTTATTGAATCTACAAAAGATAAAGTTAATCCATTAAAAGGTGATAGAGTTGCGGGTAGAGGTGAAAGAAGAATGATCACTGAACCTGGTAAAGGAACATATTTATCAACTAGAGGAACTACTGGAAGAAATTGGAGAGCAGGAAAAGATAGGATTGATGAATTTGTAACTAGTGGAGATGCAGAAAAAACTTATAAAAGAACAGGACGATTATTTACTAACTATTCAGGCAAAATGATGGGTGGCGGAATGATGAATAAGCCCATGGGTTACAAATCTGGTAAGTCTATAAAAGTAAAATGCAAACTAGGTAGAAACAAACCTACAAAAATGTATTAGGAGGGACAATGTCCCTTACGAATATTTTACGAGGGATCGGCCGAAGGATTCTTGGTGGTAAAAAAGAATCAGCAACACCGACCACCGGAACACAACAAAAACAAATAACTTATCAACCAAAGCCATCACAAGCTCAGGGTCAAGAGTTAGCTACACAAGAAATAAAAAATCCACCCATAGTTTTAAAAAAAACACAACCTTTACAAATGGGTGATGACATAGCTCCAGGATTTGGATCATCTACTTATGATTGGGTAATGAGAAAAGGTAGAGGTCAGTACACAGCTGATGAGTGGTTAGATCACTTAACATCTACTAGGAAAGTAAATTTTAAGGTATTTGGTAAACCATCAACAAGAATTGAAAGAGCTGAAAAAAAATTTAAATATGATTCAGGACCTTTTGCAGGTAAAGAGGTAAATATTTCAAAAGAGGAATTGTTTGATACTAACGTAGCTGTATTTGATCAAGGAGGTAATTTAACTGGTGGTTTGTTAGCTGCAGCTAAAAAATTTGGAATAAAATTAGATGCTAATGAAATTGGTGCAATGATAAAATTAAATCCTATGAACAGATTAAAACCAGTTGAGTTAGGTAGACCATCAGGTGCAGGAGATAAATTTGATAACACTGTAAAAATACTTGGAGATAGATTACAAGCACTTAAAGTAAAATACAGAAACGATGATGATATAGTTAGACAGCTCAGTGAGGCTCAGTTTGAACTTGTTGCAATTAAAAATGGTGAGATGGGAAAAGGAGCTTTTAGAAATTTAAATCAAGCTTTAAACCTTGCAAAGGCTAGACCTAATTTTGATCCATCACAAAAATTAGTTTTGAATAAATTAGAAGGAGAATTAAACTCTGCGGCAGCTCCACTAAGAAGTACAAAAACATATTACGGTAATGAAAGAAGTTATACACTTGATGGAGGTACTAATTACAGAGAAACAATCATGACACTTCCGGAAGAAATTGTAACAAACAGTAGCCCATTTAACAAAGGGGGTCACTTTACAGAGGTTCTTGACGATGCAACAAATAATATTTATCACATAAGATTTGATACAAGGTTTACTCCTGATGGTAAAAAAGTATTTATGATTAACGAAATACAATCTGATGTAAACCAGAGTATTTCAAAAGGTCTTCAAAAGTTTGAACAACTTGATGGTTTAAAAAGAATTAACCCTTTCCAAAAAGATATTGAGATAAAATTACTTACAAACGAAAGATCAAAACTTGTTTCTTCTATGCAAGATGCAATTGAAAAAGTTGATGTATCTGCACAAATTGCCATATCTAATCAATTAGCAAAGACAACACAAGCTATACAAAGGATGACAGGTAAAGGTGGAACTAAAGATTATTTTCCGATGGTTGAGAATGTTGATTATGGAGACCATGCACTTAAGTATTTGCTGCAAAGAGCAGCACGAGAGAATGTTGATTACGTAGCCGTTGCCCCGTTTGACAAATTAAGTTTTCGTCAAGGATATAAAGCGGGTAATGAAAGATTTTATGGTTATGCAAATGGTAAAGGAATAAACAAAAGCGGCTCTTCAATAATGCCAAATGTTATGAAAAGAACAGCAAGACTCTATGGATCAAAAGCAGGACCCACTAAAATATCTTTATCTGATCCATCAAAACCGTACAAAAAAATAAGAGAAGATAAATTTTCATATCCTGATAGTCACAAATTGAAGGGTAAAAAAATAAAAAGCATATATCATGAGGATGCTATAGATGCCACTGACCCTGGAAAAGCAGGTGCTGGTTATACATTTATTGAATCATCTAATCCTGCCTTGTATTTTGATGCATTTGCGATTAAAGTGACTCCACTAATGAGAGGTACACAAAAAACCTACAAGAAACTCGGTGGACTTGTAGTAGATATGTTTAAACCAATAAGGTACAATTAATTATGGCAATCGAAAAAGTAACAGAAGAAATCAAAGAAGAAGATATTCAAGAACAACAGGAAGGCTTACCTGTAGACGTAGCAGTTGAAGGTGAAGAAGAAATGATTGAGGAAAGACCTCAAGATGATTTCAATGCAAACTTAGCAGAAAACATGGACGAGCGAGAGCTTAAAGACATGGCTATGGAGCTTATTCAAGAATACAAAAAAGATAAAACTTCTAGAAAAGAATGGGAAGATGCATATATTAAAGGATTAGATTTATTAGGCACAAAGTATCAAGAAGTTACAAAACCATTTAAAGGTGCATCTGGTGTCACTCATCCGTTGTTAGCTGAATCTGTAACGCAATTCCAAGCACAAGCTTATAAAGAATTAGTTCCAAGTGATGGTCCAGTAAGAACCCAAGTTGTAGGTGCAGTAACACCGGCCACCGAAGCCCAGGCAGATAGAGTCAAAGACTATATGAATTATTTGTTGATGGAGGAGATGGAAGATTACACAACTGACATGGATCAAATGTTATTTTATCTACCTCTATCAGGATCTACATTCAAAAAAATATATTATGATGCAATGCTAGATAGACCTGTATCAAAATTTATTCCAGCAGAAGATTTAGTAGTTCCTTACTACGCATCTGATTTAAAAGATTGTGAAAGAATTACTCACGTAATTAAAATGACAGCTAATGAAGTTACAAAAAAAATGGCTGCAGGGTCTTATAGAGATATAGACTTAATTGATTCTAACAGTGAACCTGATCAAGTACAAAAAAAATTAAATGAGCTTGAAGGGGTTAAAGGAACAGGGTCAGATTATTTACATACAATTTTAGAAATGCATGTAGATTTAAATTTAGACGACTTTGAAGATTTTGATGATAGAGCTAAAAAAATTAAAATACCTTACATTGTAACTATTGATGAAGGTTCAGGAGAAATTTTATCTATTTATAGAAATTACCAAACTGATGATCCATCATATCAAAGAATAGAATATTTTGTTCACTATAAATTTTTGCCTGGTTTAGGTTTTTATGGTTTTGGTTTAACTCATATGATTGGTGGCTTGTCTCAAGCAGCAACACAATCACTAAGACAACTAATTGATGCGGGTACTTTAAAAAATTTACCTGCTGGATTTAAGTCTAGAGGTATGAGAGTAAGAGATGATGATCAACCAATACAACCTGGAGAGTTTAGAGATGTAGATGCACCTGGCGGAAACATCAGAGATCAGTTTTTTAATTTACCATTTACAGAACCATCACCAACTTTATACAACTTAATGGGTTTTGTAGTACAAGCAGGACAGAAATTTGCTGCAATAACAGATTCAAATATTGGTAATGACTTACAAAACAGAGCTGTTGGTACAACAATGGCTATGATGGAGCGTGGTTCACGTGTAATGAGTGGTGTTCACAAACGTTGTTACTATGCAATGAGACTTGAGTTTAAAATTCTAGCAAGAATTTGTGGTGAATCTTTACCACCAGTGTATCCCTATGATGTTTATGGTGGCCCAAGAGAAATAAAACAATTAGATTTTGACAACAGAGTAGATATTTTACCTGTTGCAGACCCAAATATTATGAGTATGGCTCAAAGAGTTACACTTGCACAATCACAATTACAAATTGCACAGTCTAATCCTGCAATTCACAACATTCATGAAGCGTACAGACGTGTTTATGAAGCACTAGGTACAAAACAAATTGAAGCTTTACTGAAGCCACCACCAAAACAACCTGAACCACAAGATCCTGCAAAAGAAAATGCGCGTGCTTTACAAATGAAGTTGTTAACAGCGTTTGAATTCCAAGATCATGACGCACATATTGCTGCTCACATGGCATTTATGGCTACAAGAATGGTGCAAATTAATCCACAAGTTTATGCTTTGATGCAATCACACATATCTGATCACGTTTCATTTAAAGCAAAAGCAGAAGTCAAAGCGGTGATGATGGAAAATCCACAAATGCAACAGTTGGCACAGTCAGATCCTGAACAATTTAGTATTATATTTGAAGCAGAGGTAGCAAAAGTTGCTGCAAGAATTACACAAGAGCTTGCACAAACAGAAATGCAGGCAAATGCTGCTAAACAAGATCCGTTAGTTAGAATTAAACAACAAGAAATAGATTTAAGAGCTATGGATCTTCAAAGAAAAGCAGAAGAGACAAGATTTAAGGCAGATCAAGAAAATCAAAGAGTTGCTCAACGTCTAGAATTTGATTACGATAGACTTGCACAACAAGATCAGCAGTCAGATGATAGATTAGAGATTGCGGAGAAGAAACTTGAGAAGAAATAACGAAAAAGGACTAAGCGGAGGAGTAAAATCTGGGCCACCCCCTAAGAGAGGACCAAATCCACAAGGAATTTTAGTTAAATATGCAAAAAAAATCTTACGAAAATCTAAACGAAAGAAATAAACTATTATTTTTAGCTGGATTATTTGATGGCGAAGGTAGTTTTGGTGTTTGGGGTAAAGGAGATGGTAGAAAAACATTTCAATGTTCTGTTGAAATGTGTGATAAAGATTCTGTAGATAAATTTGCTGATTTTTTTGGTGGTAAAGTAGTAAAACCTAGAATCAGAAAAGCACATTGGTCACAAACCTACAAATGGAAGCTTTCAGGCGGTAGGGCTTACGAATGTGTTGAGATGATGATAGAATATATGTGTCAACGAAGACAGGAGAAATACGAAAATGTGGTTTCAAGCAATTAAATTAGCAGTATCTGCTGGTAGTAAAATATACGCTAACAAACAAAAAGCTAAAATGGCTATGTCTGATGCACAATTATTACATGCAGAAAAACAAGCTCGTGGTGAAGAACAATACCAAGGCAAATTGTTAGAAGCTAGACAATCAGATTGGAAGGACGAGGCAGTTTTGATAATTCTCTCAACGCCCGTCATGATTTTGGCCTGGGCAGTGGTATCGGACGATCCGACTGCGATGGACAAAGTAAAACTTTTCTTCGATATGTTCTCACAGCTCCCGTCATGGTTCACAAACCTGTGGATCTTGGTCGTAGCATCGATATATGGTATAAAGGGTACACAAATATTCAGGAACGGAGGAAAAAAATAATGGCTGGAATAGTAGGTATAGCTCTAAGAGGATTTGGTAAAGCTTTAGGTAAAATTAAAAATAAAAAAAATTTATCTTTGACTGAAAAATTAGGAATGCAAGATAAAGGTTTAATAAATAAAAGAACAGGTAGACTTCACTCAGCTCATGAGGATGTTTTTAAAAAAGCAACATCTAAAGATGTAAAAAAAATGACAAAAACAGGAAGAAATCCTCAATTAGGCCCTGGTAAGGGATCTCCTGAAACAAAATTAGAAGCAAGATACATTAGAGGTAGAAGATTTAAGTAGGAGGAAAAAATAGATGACAAAATTATGTCCAAGAGGTAAAGCAGCAGCGAAAAGAAAATTCAAGGTATACCCTTCAGCATATGCTAATGCATACGCTAGTAAAATTTGTGCAGGAAAAATTAAAGATCCAAGTGGTGTAAAAAGAAAAGATTTCAAAGGACCAAAACCAATGAGTAAGGGTGGAGGTGCTGATACAGGAACTGTCGGTG